ACGCGAATGGTAATCCGAGACCTTATGAAGATGTGAGTGAAGATCATGGAGATTTTGGCAGAAATCTTCCCATTAATTCTTTCTTTGGTTGTAATGGTGGAGGTCATAATGGTGGTGGAAGAGGAACTCCAATACCTATTAATGTTTGTTTTTAAGGGAGATTAATTATGACTATGTTACCAGAGTATCAATTAGCATTAAAAAATTTAAGTTTCAATTTACACAATGATGTAAATTTTCAAGAAGAAACAGGGAGAACAAGTTCTATTGAAGTTTCTAATGATGAAATTTCAATATACGATGTCTATAATTTTGATGACAGGATGGATATAGTACCACATGAATATACTGGTGGTAGTAGTACAGATGCATTTTTGACTGATGTAGGTGGACCATCATCCCTTGAAGGAACCGAGAGGAATGAAACTTTTATCGGTAACAAAAATCTACAACGACACAAAGAAAGTGTAATCAAAGCAATGATGATTGCTTTACTGACAAATAATGGAAAAAGAAGTAGTACTTTAAATTCAGAAACTTTAGAGGACAGAACAAAAACTTTCTTTAATTGTTTAACTATAGATGGTGTTAGAAATACATCTTACAAGCCATGGGATACATGGAGAGATACTCATACTACATTAAATACTTTATCAACAGCATCCAAAACAAATGGAGTGGTGACTATTACAACTAGTTCATCTCATGGACTAGATACTCAGTATGATGATTGGGGTGCAGTTATTACAACTGGAGATACAAATTTTGATATCTCAGCAGCAGAATACCCAAATGGTATACCAATTAAAATTATAGATACAACTACATTTACATATAGAAAATCTGGATCTGATGTTTCTTCAACATCAGTAACCGGATCAGCAGATATAAAAATTGGTTGGGGCGGTTCTAGTAATAATTTACACCTATACTTTACTTAAAATGAATTACGAATCATTAAAATTAAATAACTTCGAGTTATTTTTAAGTGGTGTATCTGAAGGAGAGATACCAGTAAGTTCTATTGGTGGTAATTTAGAAGTTGGAAATGGTCAACCAAATCCAACAGTTACTGGTTTTGTTGGAGGACCGCACCTACCAGAAATCAATGCTCTACCAAAAAATCTTGCGGGAATGAGTTATGGTGCGTCGGGTTATTATCCAAAACCATTTTTAAGTGTAAACCAACGTTATAACAATGGTGTTTATACTCACATAGGTGCGTATGCAAAATTAATTAAATACAAAAAACCATTTACAACCACTTGTATAGATGACGAGTGTGGAGATGACCAATTTGTAAGTATGGAAGTATGGGGAAGAGTAGGAACAATATTGTCTGGTTCTTATTCTGGACAACTTGCATTTCATGCACAGGATTGGTATAACGTAGATGACGGCACATATGATGCTGCCTTCTGGACAAATCAGAGTAATATTGATCCACCAATTCCAGACAAACAGCAATGGTGGGATCAATGTACAAAAGCAACTCTGCGAATAAGATTTGCAAATGATCCTATCCGAGAATTTGCTATAGTTGAAGTTGCAATTAACAATTTACAACCTGCTAGTAATCAATATTTTAAAGCAGATGATTTAAATGTTTTTCAAGATGGTTCTTTACAATTACTGCCAATAATTACATCCCTCATAACAGGTTTAGGAGTGTGGATCTAAATGCCAAAACCAACATTAGAAAACAGAAATCATTTCAAACAGTATCTCAGACACTTTAAGAAAAAATTTGATTCAGATATACAAACAATAAATCTTGAGCACATCAGAGATATGTTGGGTCAAGAGGATAGTTCTCTTGCAGATAACACTCCTGTCAAACTTGTATTATTTGATAATAATGGAACAGTTGATATATCATCCGCAGTTTCAAATAATGATTACGTCTATTTTCCATCTCTAGCTGGTGATAGATTAAAGGTACAATTTTCATCAAACTCATATGATTTTATATTTGAAGGTGATGAAGATGGATTTATTTACGATGATGCAACCTATACTTTAAACGATAAATTAATTATAGGTGGTAAACAATTTACTGTAAAAGGTCTCGGAGGTGTTTTATTAGAAACAGAAAATGCTCCAACATATACTGCTACTCCAAATGTCACATCTGTTAATGAAGGATCTTCAGTAACAATTACATTAACTACTGCAGATACAGGAGACGCAACTTATTATTATGCAATCACTAGTGTTTCCGGAACTGTAGAATCGGCAGATTTTACTACTGCACTTAGCGGATCAGTTGCAACAGTAAACAATACTGCAACTATAACAGTAACAACTTCAGCAGATGCTGTAACTGAAGGATCAGAATCTTTTAAAGTTCAAGTTAGAACCGATAGTCCTACTGGAACTATTGTGGCAACAACGCCTACAATTACAATTAATGATACTTCTTTAACAGCGACTTATGCAATTGCTCCAGATGTAACCAACGTAAATGAAGGAGACGCAGTTACTTTTACTGTAACAACAGCAAATGTTCCTGACGGAACTACATTATATTACTCAACTACAGGAACAGCAGAAGCAGCAGATTTTGCTGATAATACTTCGACTGGATCATTTGTTATAAATTCAAACACAGCAACAATTACAAGAACATTAGCAAATGATTTAACTCTTGATGCTACTGAAGGGTCGGAAACTTTTGCATTAGAAATTAGAACAGTATCAATTGCGGGTACGATTCAAGCAGTTTCATCTAGCGTAACTGTTGCTGATACATCAACTGCTTCATACACAACAACAATTTCTAGTACACAAGCAGCGGAAGAATCAACGTTAACAATTGATGTTGCCACTATTGGAATTTCTGATGGATCTACTCTGTACTACTCAACTTCAGGAACTGCTTCTACAACTACAGATATAAATTCTGTATCAGGATCATTTGTTGTAAATTCAAATGCAGGTACGTTTGATATTGATTTACTGCAAGATTACATTCCTGATGATGGTGAGACGTTTACAGTAAATATTAGAACTGGATCTATATCTGGGGCGATTGTAGATACTATAGGTCCAATTACAGTAGACGATACTCCATTTACATTAGTTGCTACTTCTAGTGTAACAGTAATTGATGAGTCAACATTTGATACAAATCAAACATTAACTATCACAATCACTACTGCTAATGTTCCAGACGGAACAACTTTTGATGCTGCAGTTAGGAGCACGGGAGGTACAGTTGATAGTAGCGATCTAAGTCCCCTCACAGAATCATTAACGATTTACAATAACGTAGCTAGTTATGACATCGCATTAACTAGAGACGCTCTTACAGAGGGTCTAGAGACCTTTGTCGTGGATATTAAAAAAGGTGGTGCTACTATCACATCAACACCTACGATTGCTATTACAGACAAATCTTATGTTGGTTCTAGAATGGATGGAAAAACTTTTGGTCCTGTCCAGGTTAACAGAGATAATGGAGTTGCATTAAACACCTCAGACTGGTATGATATATGTAAACTTGACCGATTACCCAACGGATCTAAGGTGGCAATTTTTATTGATAGGTCTGGTAGTATGACGCAATCAACTATTCAAGCATCACTAGATGAACTAACATTAAAATTGTCAAATAAAGAAATTACATTTATTGTAGTTACAAATTCCAATGAGGATTGGATTACACCATTTGATGTTGAATTAGATTAATCTATGAATTTTGAATCTCTTCGTAATAAATTTGACAACTTAAGAGAACAATGGGCAGAGGATTCTGCAGTTGACTTTCAATTTAAGAACAAACAGTATACCACGGATCTAGGACAACTCGCATTATCGATCCCTTTCCAGCATAATAAATACTTAAACCACTACACTGACATTCAGCAGATCAAAACCTCGCTAGAATTTGAGATCCGTAAACTGGTAAAAAATAAGCGTGAGTATTACTCAGGCGAAGCAGATGCTAAGACCTATGCTGCTAAACCATTTGGATCACATATTAAAACATCTGAAAAGATGAAAGTTTATCTAGAATCCGATGATGAAATTATCAATCTAGAAGCAAAAATTAAATATCTAGACCAGATGCTTTACTGGATAGATCAAGTCATGCGTCAAATTTCCAATAGAGGTTTTCAAGTCAAGAGTGCCATTGAGTGGGAGAAATTTGTTAATGGACAATGATGACCACCCTCAGTATTAAAAAGAAAAACGAAGTATACGTTACAATTCAATCTGCTGAGCCACATGTACACCAAGAACTTTCTGATTACTTCTCGTTTGAAGTGCCTGAAGCAAAGTTCCTGAAGAAGAACCCCAGATACAAATACTGGGATGGAACTATTCGTCTGTACTCTCCGGGTACAGGCGACCTTTATGGTGGTCTGATGAAGCACCTACAGGTATGGGCAGGTGAACGCCAGTATAATATTGAGTATGAAACTAATGACTGGTATGGAGAAGTCAAAGAAACTAATGACTTTGTTTCATACGCAGGCATTGAAACTTACATGAATAAAATTACACGATCTGAAATCAAACCAAGGGTATATCAGTATCGTGCAGTTTATGAAGCAATTAAAAATAATAGAAAGCTCTTACTTTCTCCTACGGGGTCTGGTAAATCTTTGATGATCTATTCCCTCGTCAGATACTATACTGCTACCAACAAGAAAACGCTCATCATCGTTCCTACTACGTCCCTGGTAGAACAGATGGTCAATGACTTTAATGACTACGGGTGGAATGCTGACGATCATGTGCATAAGATATATTCGGGCAAAGATAAAAATACGGACAAACCAATTGTTATTTCCACTTGGCAATCAATCTACAAATTCCCAAAAAGATACTTTGATGACATTGACTGTGTTATCGGTGATGAGGCACACCTATTTAAGTCGAAGTCCCTCACAGGAATCATGACTAAGTTGCATAACGCAAAGTATAGGTTTGGTTTTACTGGAACATTAGATGGCACCAAGACACACAAGTGGGTGCTAGAAGGATTGTTTGGTGATTGTGAACAAGTTACTAAAACCGATGATCTAATCAAGTCAGGTTATCTTTCTAAGTTTAGAATCAAAATCCTACTTTGTAAACATGCTCCGCAACACTTTGAATCATATCATGACGAAATGGAATACATTGTAGAGCATCGCGGTAGAAATAATTTGATTAAAAATTTAGTAAAAGATATTGAAGGAAACACTCTTGTGTTATTTAACTATATCGAGAAGCACGGTGAACCACTTTTGGAGTTGATAAATAATACCATAGACCCCGAGCGAAAAGTATTTTTTGTTCACGGTGGTACTGATGTAGAAGATAGAGAACAAGTCCGACAACTTACTGAAACCGAGAGTAATGCTGTAATCATTGCTTCTTACGGCACATTCTCTACAGGTATTAACATCAAACGATTACACAATATTATTTTTGCTTCCCCAAGTAAGTCGCGCATTCGCAACCTCCAGTCCATCGGACGTGTCCTCAGGAAAGGCGAAGGAAAAGATATAGCAACCTTATACGATATCGCTGATGACATTGGCGGTCAGAACTACACCCTTAGACATTTGAATGAAAGAGTTAACATTTATAATGAAGAGAACTTTAAGTATGAGGTTATAAAAGTAAACCTTAGAGCAAATTAAATATGGAAGAAGATTTTATAGCAACTATTAAATTAATAACAGGAGAGGAAATAATATCTAAGGTATGTTATATGCCAGAAGATGATACTCTAATATTAGAAAATCCACTAGAAGTTAACTATGTGGATCAACAAAAAAAGAATGTAAGAACTAGTGGATTTTCTTTATCTGAATGGATCCATTCGACATTTGATCATATGTTTGTACTTCCAAAACAACATGTAATTACAATGACAGAAGTTGAAGATTCTCGTATTGAAAAATATTACAATGAAAGCGTGGCAAAATGTATTACACAAATCTCTTCATTTAGAGAAAGTGTAGAACCAAAAAAATTCTCAAGAAAGATGGGTAACCTAGGTTCTATCAAAGAAACTAAAAAATCTTTAGAAGATCTATTTAATAAAAGCTAAGAGCTACAACCCTTCTGAACTTCGACATAGTTATCTTACTCAGGTTCTGAGGATTTGTCAAGTGGTTGACAGATCTTTGTAAATAGCGTATAATAGATCTACGAGAAAGCAAACCACCAGTGCAATGAAAAAAAAGACAGAGTACTACGTTAATAACAAAGAGTTTTTGGAAGCAATCTCCATTTTTCGTAGTCGTGTCATTAGAGCAAAAGAACAAGATAAACCACGACCGCGTGTTACAAATTATCTTGGTGAGTGCTTTCTTAAGATTGCTACACATCTATCATACAAACCAAACTTTGTCAACTACATGTTCCGTGAGGACATGATCTGTGACGGCATTGAGAATTGCCTGCAGTACATTGACAACTTTGATCCAGAAAAATCAAAGAACCCGTTTGCTTATTTTACACAAATCATTTACTACGCTTTTCTTCGTCGGATTCAGAAAGAAAAAAAACAAATGGAAATCAAGAATAAAATTCTTGAGCGTTCTGGGTATGATGAAGTTATGCATACAGATTCGTACACTGGTGATATGCAAGGTATGAATGCTTCTTATTCTGACATGGGTAGTATCAAAGAAAACATTGAAACTAAAATGAACCGATGACAATTAAAAAATTTACTGATGACAAAGGTAATACTTGGGAGTGGGAAGAGACACCCGAAGCAAAAGAAGCTGTAGAAAAGTTACATAAAACTATTAGTAAACTTGAGTCTCAAGCACCAGATTATGGTGTAGGTAAATGAATGACCACTCCCCAACTTCTGAACACGAATGGTATGAAACACCCTATGGAAAATTCCGCATTGAGAAGAGACGGTTTGGAACGTGGACTAGCTTTGGTGAGGATGGCGAGGGAATCGTCACAGGCGGTACGAGGGAATCTGTCATGGAAGGAACGCCATTCCACTTGGAAGGTGTCGCTACTAACTGGGCTAACTGCAAATACTCAGCACGATACGATGGGACAGTGAGCGGTAAGTTATGAAAGTTGCACTCATTACAGACCAACATCTTGATGGACGCAAAGGTTCTTTAGCGTTCTGGAATTACTTTCAAAGATTCTATGACGAGATCTTTTTTCCTACTCTTGAGAAAGAAGGTGTCAATACCATTATTGATTTGGGTGACACTTTTGATAACCGAAAGTCTATGGATTTTAATACTTTTAACCGTGTTAATGAAAATTACTTCAAGCGATTAAAAAATTATAAAGTTCATATGATCTTGGGAAATCATTGTACGTATTACAAAAATACAAATCAGATTAATTCCCCCGAACTGTTATTAGAACAGTATAATAATATTAAAATTTATGTAGATCCAAAAGAAATTAAACTAGGCAGCAAAACATTTTTAATGTTGCCGTGGATTAATGCTGGGAATAAAGAAGTAAGTTTAAAAATGATCAGCGAAAGTAATGCTGATAATGTATGTGGTCACCTTGAGTGTGATGGATTTGAAGTTACTCCTGGTATGAAGTTTGACGGTGGATTTAAAGTCTCGGATTTTAAAAACTTTAAACGTGTTTGGTCTGGACACTTTCATCACAAATCAAAACATGGCAACGTTCAATACCTAGGCAACCCTTATCAGATGTTCTGGAATGATTATAAGGACACTCGCGGATTCCATATCTACGATACTGAAAGTGATAAACTTAAGTTTGTCAGAAATCCCTACGAGATCTTTGATAAGATCTTCTACGATGACACCAGTACAGACTACAACAAACAGGATGTGTCTAGTTATAAAGACAAGTTCATTAAGATCGTTGTCAATGAAAAACGAAACTACCAAATGTTTGAAACATTGGTTGATCGTCTTTACAACGTAGGTGTTCATGATGTTAAAATTGTTGAAACTTTAGTTGACACAGAAGATCTAAATGATGTAGAATTAAATGTAAAAGATACACTCACTCTTTTAAGTGAGTACATTGATGAGATT